CGCTAAATATGTGCCGGAATCCCCAGCAGAAAATGACCTACCCTCCATCACCTCTGCTGCGACTACAGTACCACCAACCGCACTCCCGGCGATCAACATAGAGACCGCCATATTGGGCGACACTCCCATCATTCGCAAGGCTGAATACGGCAGCTTCAGCGTGGTAAATAACGCCCTCCACTTAGCAGACTCCTGCTGGGCATAGGCCACTGTGTCTAGGACTTTGTCTCGATAGTATCGTGCCTTGTGGTAGGCCACGAGGGGCGAGCGGAGGAAAGCCCACCAGCCGAAGTGAAGAGAGATGAAGAAACTAATCCAAAGTTCGGCTATCCACATTTATTCCTTCTCCAGTATCTTGCCCGCTAGGTTCGCTATCGCCACTATGGAGCCCACGCCAGCGGCTGAGACCAACTCGCCGTTCTCCATCTCCAGCCCAATCCTCGCAATGCCGATACCCAGTATGCCGACAATAGACATGGCAGCAAGGATGTTGGGCCTAACCCTTGACGTTAGGTCTTGGATAGCAGACCCGATAGAGGCGATGAATCCTGCAAAAGCGTCTCTCATACTTCTACCTTATCTATAACACCCACAACGGTCTTCTTCCTTCGCTTGGGTGCCGTCAGTATGCCGAGCTTGCCACCCAGGATGCTCCATTCCGTAATGGAGATGGACCCATTCTTGAACGCAGCTATCCCGTACTCTGCAACGTCCTTTCGCTCCTGTGGCGTATCCAGCTTGTCTGCCATCCGCATCGCAAGCTGCAATAGTGCCCGTGTGTCCGTTGGTAAGAACCGCATCAGTAAGTTAATCATCCCGTCCTCCTATCGGGTCAGGCATCAGTCTCTCACGGACTTCAGCCTCTACCCTCGATAGCTTCAAGCGATGGCGCATGAACTCCAATGACATATCGACCTCAAAGGGCCGGCATGAAAACAAGTCCATGTGGCATCGCTCCCCGTGAACGTGGATGGCAGCGTGACTCTCGGCCAACACCACCCACCCGTCCCATACGTTTCCTTGGCCCTCCACGAAAGGACCCATAACCACCTGCATCCCCACCAACTCCACCACGTCCCGCAAGTAACTCTCCAAGTAACTCGCGGTGAAGCGCATCCTGGTGAAGGCATCCACCATCAGATGAGTTCCGGGTCCAATCATGGCTCTCCATTAACGCTTTGCCCTCGCCGGCAGTCCCTTACGCTTCGTTGAGGCGTACTCGTCCAGCTTGGACTTGCCCATGCCCGTCCGAGTCCTCTTACCCGCCCTGGCCCTGGCGAGATCCGCGCCCATCAGCTTCTGTTGGGCCTTACTCTTAGCTGGCATAGGCTACCTCACCACCCGTCTACGCCTCACAGGAGCGGGTGCCGCTACCACACGTCTCCTTGTAGGTGCAGCAGTGCGCTCTACCCGACGACGCGGTAGGTTGTGGGGGTTCCCCGGTGGTCCATGTCTTGGCATTATGCCCTCCTATATAGCCGTCCTGGCGACTTCACGAAATGTGGTTCCATCATACACCAACATGAGCGTATCATTCGCAGTTGCCGAGAAGTTGCCCGCTCCCGACAGGAAGATTGACGCCTCACTCCCCGTGGGGCTCCCTGAATTATGGGTCACTGTCACACTCGCATCAAACTGTAGCACCACAATCGAGCCATTCTGCCACCCTGAGTTGTTGATGTGGTTGATGGTGGTTGTCCCAGTGATATCGAAGTAGTTACCGTCCGTGCCGAGAGTGATCTCGTCCGCAGATGCGACATCAGCGCCCTTGTGTGTCTGTAGTCTGCCAGAGAGCGTGGCGGAACTCGTAAATATAGGCAGACGACGGTGAGAGGAATGCAGGATGCGCTCTAGGGTGGCAACCCGTTCTTCCAACGTGGAAGGCACTATCCCACCTCTGCGAGCACAACGTCACATTTGTACTCAGGGAACTGGTGATAGCCATTCCTGACCTCAGTCTCCTTCATCTGCCCAGGCAACATGACACAGTTACGAGTCCCACCCTCAGTATCGGTGACCACAACCTCAGCCCCTTGGGTATCCCAGGTGCGGAGTTGGTTCCGTTTGGTCTTGGCCTGATTCTCCACCATCCCGTTGTTGAGAGCGAGGCCATTGGCTAGGTAAAAGCTGAGTGGTAGCAGCTTCACCGCCGCTGGCCTAAGCTGGCACGTCAGGGCGAAGTCATGGAGCTCAGGAGTGGTAGCGTCCCCAGTACCCTTACGGTCAAGAGTGAACCGCAATTCCATCTTGTAGAACGTCACTCCCTGACTGAAGGCAATGGTCTGGTTGTCACCCACCAGGGTGCTGTTATTGCCGGTGTTACTGGTTGTACCGCTATTCACATATAGCCAGTTGCCAGTACCCTCAAGCCTGTATCGCACCTCTATGATGTGGTTGCTGCCCCCAACAGAACCCAGATTATCCGTATTGCACACTATGTCCTGTGCCCTCTTGAGTACGTTGGGGAATCCTGCGTCGAAGGCCACGGTATATGCCTCGCCGTTGGTGGAGGAATACTCATCGTCATCGTCGTGGGAATCGTGTGTGATGAAGTATGGCAGGAGGTTACTACCCGTGCTCTCCACCCCTGCCCATAGCCTGTGATGTTCGTCTGTCCCGTTGGTGATGGCCTCCAAGAGCAACGCAGCATGGTCTCCCTCGGTTGCCGTGGCGTAGGTGATGCTGCCCACCATAGTCCAGTTGTAATCATTGATGCCAACCGTTGCGGGGTTCTCAGTCATCAAGACATCGTACTGCCTGTTGCTGGTTACGCTCAAATCCTCCAACACCATGACATACAGACGGTTCGGCTCCCCGTGGCCCGCCACTACACGCCCGTGGTACTGCGTCTGGTCAGGCATGACTATCGAGAAGGATATATCCCTGATGGCCCAATTGGTGGTATCCAACTCCCACAGACCCCCACCATGTAGGGGTATGAACACCAAATCATTCCAGGCCCATGCACCCTTACCGAAGTCATTGTGGCCGAAGGCGGTTAGTTCAGGGCGCAGGTTCGTTACAGTCCCGTCCGCTTCTAGTCGGTAGATGCCGTCTGTCTTTATGACAATCAGGTCATCGCCCACGCCCACAAGTCCCGTTATGGGCGACCCGGAGTCCCCGACAGACGTTGCGGTGGACCAGTTAGCCATAGCCGTACCGTCAGCAGCAGACCTCACTTGGTGGGGGTTCTCTGTGACCTCGTATATGGCCGTTAGCCGTGCGTGGGTGGCCGCTACACTACCCCTGTATCCCCGTACAACCGTGATACTCAGAGTGGTATCTGAGCGCGCCGTCACCAGCATGAGTTCAGATTCTATGCGTATAACATCGCCTTCGTCGAATTGAGCGGTGGGAGCGGAACTAACGGGTATCTCTGTATCCGCAGCCGTAATAGGAGTTACCGGGTTGACCGCTACGGCACTGGCCGTCCATTCGTCACTGGTAATTGTCCATGACATGGTGGTGGATGTCCCCGTTGCCTCTTCTGTGGAAGATGCTGCGCTATGTAGGCCCCCATTGATCTCCGTCTGCTCTGTTTGGCTCGCCCCAGCAGTGGCTCCACCAGTAGCCCCATAGGAAATCATGTCAACAACCCAATCATCGTCTTGGGTGGTAACAGCTACGGAGGGAGTGGTCGATGTGCCTGTTGCACTCGCACCGTTCTCCACAGGAGTGCTTTGATCGACTCCTTGGAGACTAACCGCTGTCGCTCTCACTCTCGGCGAACCCGTATGTGTGACAACCACATTGTTGGCACCGGTTGCCGGGGCCACGAGATACCACATCGTCGCAGAGAGGTACACGCCGCCAGGTGAGGTCGATGCAATGTTGGCACGCGTATCTGTTAACTCGGTCATAGATACGCCATTGTAGGTAACACTCTGGGCATAATTCCCTGACGACCCCAAGGAAACAGTCCCCACAACCAGGAGTCGATTGTTCCTTGCCCCTACCGTGTGGCTGAATGTCAACGTATTGTTATTTTCATTGCCGCTGCTTGAGGCAGCATCAAAAGTTGGCGAGTCAATCGTAATCCCACTATCAGTAGCATCAGCCCAGTACCCACCCCAGAGGCTCTGCCCGGCTATTGCCATGTACTTGCAACCATCCAATGTCTGCGCCGCTGTAGTGACCTTAGACCACTGTGCAGCAGTAGGGGTCTTGTAGAGGTAGCTCACGGGCTCGTCAGCGGCCACATAGGAGCCACTGGAGCCCGCATCGTCAGCCCACGCAGGGACATAGATGTTCCCACTGAAGTTCACCCCGTTGCGGTACACCCGAGTAGCAGCGAAGGGTTCAGTCTGGATATCCCAGTTCTTGTTCGTGAAGTCCCAGGAGTAGGTGTCCCGCCCAATGAAGGCCCAAAGCTGCGTCCCCGAGACGGCGAACCCGCTTGGGACATACTCGTCGGGGGCAGAGTCCACAGTGCTGGCCGTGTTCTCCCTAGCCAGTTTGAGGACTCCCTGCTCTGTAACGTCCACCTGTGCGCCGTCTGCGAGCACGTCAGGGTCTTTGGCTTCAAATCGTATGCCCCCAATCCCCCTACGCCAGTTGGTCTGGGGGAAGGTGAGAGCGATGTCAGCGGGAAGCTGGGACTGGGTTATCTGTTCCTCGGTGAGGAACCTGGGGCTTATTGTGCTGGCATCCTGGACAGAATAGGTGCGACGCCCGCTGCGGTCCTTCCACAGCATGTAGCCTATGTCTGTTCCGCCTATGGTCTTGATACGAAGGTCAAAAGGACTGGTAGGCATAATATCACCGGTTCTTCAGCAGGAGTATACCTGTCTCACCCTCCCATTTAATTTCCCATACACCATTCTGTTCCGCATATATGGGCTGGTAAGGGGGCTTGATGCTGGCACGGCTACGCAGTTCCGCAGCCTTCACACGCCACCTCTGCTTGTCTGCCTCAAGGTCTTCTCTCACTGCCCCACTCGCCATGCCTATGTTGCTGTCTGCAAGCCACTCCAGGGCATGTGCATACAGGATCTGGTCCTCAGGCTCTGATATCTCCATAGACCCCGTTTCGGCTGTGACCTCAGACAGGATACGCTTACCCTTTATGCGGAGTACCCTGCCGGATTGCGGGATGCTATTTCGTGTTATCGGCACATAGTCTCCCTCAGGACGGCTCATGTGCACCTGCTGGTCTATCTTAACAGGGCCACGATAGAAATTGGTGGGGAGAGTGTAGCGGTTCACCTTATCTACCCACGCAGTCACCAAGTCAAAGTAAGACGTTCCGTCAGAGGCCACCTCACAAGAGACCATCACCTCCGATGCATCAGCGGGGATGACTACATCAATCTGGTGGACGCTGGGACCCTCCCATTCATGGTCGCCGGCATGATAGTCACCATCGGTGAAGGTGGAGCCATCAAACGAGACGCGTATCCGTGCCTGGTCCCCCAGCGTTGCATTGTCCCATACCCACGCCCTGACATGGAGTGTCTTGCCGACAGTCTGGTCCATGTCCAATTTGTTTACCAGGTCTTGTTCTACCCCTGCTACCCCAGTAGCGATAATCTTGAGAGAGTATGTGCCATGCACCCTGCGGGCTGTTTCGGAAGATAGGGTCGACGTGCCTTTCTTAGTCCACCCCGAGATGGTACCTCCCGATACAGCCGTCTCAAAGGATGGGTTGTCTAACAGGTTGTCCACGATGAGGCTTTCATCGGCCTCAGGGAGATGCAACACATCTATCGCCTGTAGACGAGCCGCATTTAAGGCCAGATGCTTCCATGCCGGGGAATACCTATGCAGTTCAAACGGCTGGGCACTGGCAATCCGTGCCGACGCGACTGGGCTTAGTGTCATAGTTCCACTACTGCTAGTAAAGTCAGATACCCGAGTAACCTCGTATGTCCCACTCCCCGTAGGCCCGGCAGGTAGTACGAAGAACCACTCATTAAAGTAGTCGTCATCATAGTAGGCAAGCAGGGCATCTATGGCTGTTGAGTAATCCGCTGCTCCCTGGGCACTACAAGTAGGCACAGGGCCACTGGGGTCCAGGATGAAGTCCCCCATGAGATAGCTTAGGTTGCGCCGAAGGTTCTGCCTGGTTGTTGCCATTATCCATCCTCTGCTATCGGCTCCGCAGCGGGCTCCAGGGGCAAGTGCCCGTTCAGGAGTTTCTCTAGGGCGAGCCGCGCCCCCTGTACACGGTGTACATTGGCAATAGCCACCTGCTCTTGCTGCCTGTACTCCTCCAACTGCTTCTCAATAACCCTCGTGGATTCAGAGTCCATATCTCGCTCTACGCTACCGCTAAGCCTGCTGCTTTTGATTTCAGCGAAGCCGCTGCTGTAAGCTCTGCGCTGGTGGCATTAGACACCGTTACCTCTACAACCGCCCTCGTGATCGTGGTGCCTCCATCTGCCAACAAATAGTTGACCTTGGCCGTCACCGACCCATCAGCCTCTACATTAAGGGAAAGTACCTTTGCGTCTGATTTCTCTATTGCCATGCTATGACTCCTTCAAGGCAGTAACCTCTGCCCGTAGTTCTTGTATGGCCTTAACGAGCAGAGGAACTAGGTGCTGATACTCAACGTGCCAGTAACCATGCTCGTCACATTCTTCTCCTGCTACACACAGAACACAATCAGCCCCAGCCCCTGCATTAACAATCCACGGAGCCCACTGAATAGTATCCTGTGCCTTGAAGCCCAGATATGTTCCACGGGAATTAGGGCCATAACCCTCAGTCTGCGACCCACCACCCGACAGATTATAGCGATATGAACCGAGTTGGGCTGGGCTTATAACATCAAGCGCAGAACCCTCCCACGGCTCCCAATCTGTTTTCACCCTGATATCAGAAGACGTAGTGATGGACTGGTTGCCTATATAGTGCGTAACTGTTCCAGACCCTTGCGAGGCATCATCTATCCAGGCATTGGCTACATCGGTGAAAGCGATACCGCCCGATAAGATGCACGCCCCCGCAGTCGTCACATTGGCAGGGGCAGCGCCAAGATTGGTAATAACGCCCAAGTGGGTGATTCGCAATCGCTCACCCATCGTCTGGCCAGAGCCAGTGCCAGATGATGTGTAGAACGCTAACCCAACTTTGTCTAGGTCAGAGGCGTCAGTTTGTATAGAACCAATAGCAGCAGCAGAGCGGAGGGAGGAACCGTCTGCCTTGCCGAAGGCAAGAACGGCCTGAACATTATTGTTGCCAGCAGAGCCACCAGAGCGTATGAAGAGAGCCTCGCCTTCACGGGTGTCGGTATGCAGGTTGGGAGCAGTAGTATTTAAGATAGCCACCTTGGCAGACGCGACATTGATCGTCAAATCTGCCGCAGGGGCGATGATTAGGCTGTCCGCTGTCGTGCTGATAGTCTGTTCGCCCGTAAACTCCAAGTCACCGTCAAATGTTGCATTTCCTGCGGATAGAGCCGCATTAGCGTCGCCAGAGGTCAGGAAGCTATATGTTGATGACTGATATGCAATACGCTCTGTGCCACCAAGGTTACCGATGGCAAACCCTCTGTCAGCACCCGAGGCATCAACTATCCCTGCAAAGTTCGACCTGCCATGTACATCTAACGTGCCATCAGAACCGTTGAGTTTAAGCAAGCCTATGGAGTTGCCGTTGTCCGATACGGCAAGCATGATGTCACTATCATCAGTCGTGTTAGATATGATGAGAGAGTTTGCGGCTACGCCAGGGTGGTCACTTGTTCCCTCAATGACACCGCCGAGCTCTTCATCGGGATCGAGGTCGCTGACAATATGCCCCATCCCGTGTAGATTAGGATCGGGTACTACGTATCTATTTGACATGTTTCTCCTTATACGGTAGTCAGTGTACCGGTAGAGAAGTATCCGTTGAGAGCCGAGCAGGTAACAAGCATGTTGCCGGTCCCTGCGTTGGTCAGCGTCTCTATACCTGCAATCCCGTTACTGCCAAAGCCATGATGGATTCGCATTCCCGTTCCAAGAGAGGCCGGCACTTCTGCGTAAGCCGTGCTTTCATTTATGCCAAGCATGTGGTCTAGCGTTACCGTGGAATCCATTGCGTGGCTCCAATTCCATTTCGTCCAGTACATGGATACATCCCTCCAATGGAGGGAACTGTTCACAGACCTGTCTATCTTAACAAGGGAAGTTGACTGCCATGCAGATGGCACTGTCCATGTAACCGAGCCGTCTTGGTCTAGAGACACGGACGAAGAAGTGCCATCCGAATCGGAAATATCCACCCACGATCCAGCCCAGTAATAAACCGTAAGGGCTGTAGATCCCGTGGAGTTTGTGGTGTCCACATCTATATTGACCCCCCTGAAGGGTATTGCAGACCCCACATAAACATTACGGCCTGCGGCAAGACTACTCAGGTCAACGCTAGTAGCGGTAGACCCATCCTGTGCAATAGCAGAGTAGTCTTCAATCCTACCAGCTAGGTCATCGGAGGAGTCAGCCTTGAGGATAACCAGGTACGGGCAAAGGGCATACCTTGCCACAACTGCCGTGGCAAAGTTCCTTGGTATAAGGTCTATGTGTTCTGTGCCCCGGTGGAACGGTGTGAACGCCGCTGTTGTAGACAGGGACACACCGCTCGCAGCACCCGCGCTCCTCTGGTGCCCCAGATTAGCGCCTAAGATTTCTGTTGGCATTGTTACCTCCTTGGTCTATCCAGCCCTTCCAGACCTCTTGTATGGGAGGAGGATGTATTAGATTATTTTACCGACTACGCATTCTTAGCAATGAAATCCATGTAAGGCACCGGTTGGTTTTCATCCAGAACCTGTTCCATAGTCTTGCCCTGCGCTCTGGCAATGCGCCTTACAAGATGTGAGGGCATCTCCATATAATGATCCCACTTATGAGGCTCTGTAATAATCTCCCCTGTGTTGCGGTCAAGGTAGCCATTGACCATCTCAAATAGATGCGGCCACATCTTCTGCAACTCTGCCAGGATACAGCACCACCGATACCTCTGGGTCTTGCCCATGTACGGGTTCATGCTCTCTCGTACCCAAGGGAACTCACATCCACAAGCATCGTCAAAGGCTCCAGCAAACCACAACCCAGGCTCGCTATTAGCCAGTGATTCCCACGCAAGCGTAGAACTGGTCACACGCTTGCGTACTTTATCTTTCTCAGTAGCCTCTATATATGTTTCAGTTACTTGTTCCTTTAACATGGTTTACCCCACATCTGAAACAGTACCATTCGCAATGATTTTGCGTAACACTGTTGCGCTTGAGAATATACCACTAGAAGTTGTAATGGCCCCTGCCGCCGCTGTTCCTGCTTCCAGAACAACGCCCTGCGTAGGTTCAGTAGTGGCAAAGGCATTGACCGGACCACCACGGTAGTTGCCTACTGTAGCACGAAAATCATTGGCCGTTGCTGTAATTTCACCTGCTGTTGCAGTAACTCCACCTGCTGTAACAGTTAAACCACTTGTAGCTGTTCCTGTAACAGTTACGGCTGTGGTACTAATCTGCATAATCTCAGCAGGATCGCTCGCTCCTCCATACCCCACATATACATCCAATGTGGAGTTTTCTGCATCGTTATACCATCCTCGGTAATCTGAACTCTTTGGTGCTGTCATCTCAATTCCTCCTTAGCGTAAAGTACGCACTGTATAAGGGAGAATGCCTCCCAATTAGTTACTACAATCTACTTATTTCGTTTCATCTTCCTATATGCGACGATGCGTACCGCAGTACACCCCGCCACTTTGCACTCGTCCCCCACACTCTTGCCATACCTATGTACATGTGAGGGAATATCAGTCACATCAGTCAGGTTGGGTGCTATTGCCACAGTGGGCGCTGCCCCACCAAGCATAGCCTTCAGCAACTCCTGGTTGCTTCTCAGGGTCTCTCTTTGTAGCTCCCTATCCTCGTCCCTGATCCGCTCCTCCCGCTCTCTCCTAAGTGCCGTATAAGCCCTCTTGTGCGACTTCTGCACATGGGCCTCCAAGGCGTCCTGATGAGGGATATGCACCCTCTTGCACAACTTGAACCCCAGTCCCTCAATACGGTGGTGCTCCGGAGAAGCAGGGTTAAGAGGGCAACAAAGGTCTTGGCCGTAATCAGGTGCAATATGAGGGTTAGTAAAGGTATACATCTTGGTGCCGTCTTCATGCGTCATCTGGGCCACCTGCCAACGGAACCAGTGGGGGCACTCATTATATCCCCCCGTCTTGGTGTCCCAGTACGGTAGGTATCCCTTGTATCTAAGGGACGTTACGCGGGACGCAGCCGGAGATGACTCCGAAGGAGTGCTGATGATCTCCCCCACCTTCAGAAAGCTATCGGGGAGCTCTGCAACAGGCTCCGGCTCCTCTGCTATCGCCTCACGCCATGCCTCTTCTGCCTCTGCTGTTGCTACCGTATCCTGGGTTGTCATATCTAACTCCTAACAAGCTGACCCGCAGGGCCAAAGCTGGATTGGTTGCGCCTTCGGCGCTTCTTTTCCTCTACCATGTTCTGGAACGCCGTCTGCAAATCGGAGGGCTCAGTTTCCCTGTAGAGGGGATTGGACCGCATTTTATCTGCATACTCCTGTAGCTCTGCCACGGTGTGCCAGGCTATCCCCTTTCCGTTCTCGACCTGCCCCCCTGGAATCACAAGTTGGTCCGCCTTGAATGTACGGGCGGGCCCCAGATACACATAAGCTGTGACCAGCCGGTCATCACGCACTATTCGTAGCACCTGGAAGCGGCTCTTGGACTTACCGCTCCGTGAGGGCAGGTTCAACTCAGCCAGCACATAGCAAGGCTCATCGGCTACTACCGCCCTCGTTACCGTGTCCAGGGCAGAGGTCATCCTGAAGTGGACGACCTCTGCTCCCGGTCTTTCTGCTACGCTAACCATATATCCTTACGCCGGTGCCGTAGCGTCACCTATGATCTCACGAGTCCAGTTGGCAAGTCTCAGGCCGTAGGCGAACTCGTCTGTCATAAACAGACTGTCTCCACCACCGGCGATATTGGGCTCACGCTTGGACTCAGTTCTGATGGTCATCCCCTCCACCAGTATCCACGCCGACTTGGAGAACACGAAGTTCTTGGCATCATCTGAACTGTCGATGGATATGTTGCCATCCTCGTGTATGGACACATTGGCGATAGGAAGGGTGAAGG